AGTATACAAACAAAAAGAATTACTCGAAGATGCTATTATTATCTATCGAGTACAACGTGCGCCAGAGCGCAGAGTATTCTACGTTGATGTGGGCAACATGCCATCACACCTTGCTATGCAATTTGTGGAACGTGTTAAAACGGAAATACATCAAAGACGTATCCCATCTAAGACTGGCGGAGGACAAAATGTCATAGACAGTAGTTATAATCCGCTGTCAATCAACGAAGACTACTTTTTTCCACAAACTGCTGAAGGACGTGGCTCTAAAGTCGAAACACTGCCAGGCGGTACTAACTTAGGAGAAATTGATGATCTCAGATATTTTACTAATAAGCTCGTACGCGGCTTACGAATTCCTTCCAGCTATCTACCTACAGGGGCTGATGACGGAGCAAGTCAGTACAACGACGGTAGAGTAGGAACTGCATACATTCAAGAGTTACGCTTTAATAAGTATTGCGAACGACTACAAAGCATGGTTGAGGAAGTATTTAATACAGAATTCAAATTATATCTAGATAGTAAAGGTGCAAATGTTGACTTTGCAATGTTTGATGTAAAACTAAATCCACCACAAAACTTTGCAAGTTATCGTCAAGCAGAACTTGATAATAATAGAATTGGTACATTCTCACAAATGAGTGCTATACCTTATATTTCTAACAGATTTGCTATGTCACGTTTCTTAGGAATGAGCGAAGAAGAAATTGCAGAGAATGAACGTTTATGGCGTGAAGAAAACGATGAAAATCTACAACCAACTGATGCAGAAGGCAGCGCAGAAATGCGTTCAGCTGGTGTAACTGGTGGAGACTTAGGTGGAGACTTAGGTGGATTGGAAACAGGATTAGATGACGACTTAGGCGGCGTCGATGGAGGCGAGGACACTCCTCCCGAAACTACAACAGCTGACGACTTAGGAGGTGCCGATTTAGGCGAGCCTACAGATCAAACAGTTTAATAAAGGTAAATAGTATTATGATATTAAGAGAATTGTTTTATTTTGATGACGAAACTTTAGAACCTACTGAAAATGATAGGTACGATGCTTCTGATGATAAGAGCATTATGCAAATGTCTGATACTAGAAAAGCAAAACTTACACTCAAAGACATCAATAAAGTGCGTAAAGCAAGTGACATGAAACGTTCGGAAGAAGCCGAAGAGTTAAATTTTGTTAAACAAATGTATGGAATAGCAGCACAAGCACAAGCTGGAATTTAATGTCTGATATAGCCTTTGTGCTTGGAAATGGCACAAGTCGAAAACAAATTTCAATACCTACACTAAAAGAACATGGCACTATCTATGCCTGTAATGCAGTTTATAGAGAATGTGCAGTAGATCATTTAATTGCAGTTGATACTAAAATGGTTATGGAAATTGCAAGCCACGGTTATTATAAAGAACACAAAGTATACACTAATCCTAACAAATATTCACAAACAGTTGAAGGTTTAAATTTACTAAATCCTAATAAAGGATGGAGTAGTGGTCCTACTGCCTTATGGTTGGCTAGTACACACAAGTATAAAACAATTTACATTTTAGGGTTTGATTACTTAGGTATCGGTAGCGATAATGATAAAGTAAATAACCTATTTGCAGATACAAAAAATTATAAAAGAAGCGACGAACGTGCCACATATTATGGTAATTGGGTACGTCAAACTACTATGACTATAAACACCAATCCTAGGACTAAATACATCCGAGTAACAGAAAACAATAGAGGATTTGTACCAGATCAATTAAAAGATTTGCAGAACTTATATCATCAATCAATACCTGAATTTGTTCAAAAATTCAGCTTAAAAGTATTACCTGTGTAAAAACACGCTGTTTTTACACCATTTTAAGCGTATATTTTAAATAAAGTGTAAATATAATAGACAGCCTTGTAACAATCAAAGGAGAAAAACATGACTGAACGCAACAAGTTTGAAGAGATGCTTGAGCGCCTAGTAAACGAAGATCGTACTGGTGCAGAAGAACTTTTCCATGAAATCGTGGTAGAAAAATCACGTGACATTTATGAAACACTACTATCTGAAGAAGAAGTTGAAGTTGAAGAAACAACTGATGAAGAAGTAGAAGAAGCAACTGACGAAGATCTAGATGAATCAGATGATGAAGACCTAGACGAAGCAACTGATGAAGAAGTTGATGAGTCAGAAGAAGAATTAGACGAAGCTGACGAAGAAGTAGAAGAAAGCTTCTTTGATGAGCCACAAGTTGAAGGCGATCCAGCTGACGACATGGCAGCAGCAATTGAAATGCCTGGAATGGACGATGAAGCTGGCGATATGGACATGGAACCAGATATGGGCATGGACGACGAAGACGAAGGTGATGTTGAAGATCGTTTAACTGACATCGAAGATATGCTTGACGAATTAAAAGCAGAATTTGATCAAATGATGGGCGACGAAGCACCAGCTGATGATGAAGACATGGGCGACGAAATGCCAATGGATATGGATTCAGAAGAAGGCGACGACGACGAAGCTGAAGAAGAAGCAATTGCTTTTGAAGCAGACGAAGAAGTAGAAGAAGCAACTGATGAAGAAGTTGACGAATCTGCTAAGTCAGCAGGCGAAATTATGCGTGAGTACACAGACAAAGTAGCAGCGTCAATGGGTGATGCAGGTACAGATGGTACAAAATCAGCAGTAGCAAAACCAAACAATATGGGCGGAACAAGTGCTAATATTGCAAAAGGTTCAGCTGATGAAACAGGCGGCAAAGCAGCAGCACCAAAAACTGACGATCACGGTAACGTGAACAAACCAGGTGGTAAAGCTTCAAAGTCAATGACAGCAGCAAAAAAACCAGCAATGGCAGGCAGCGACGATAAAGCAGCTGGCTCAATGCTAAATGGTGCTCCAAAAAGAGCAAAGTAATTAAGGACTGATTGATGAATTTAATTCAAGAACATCTGAATTTCGACCAAGCTAAAATTGTTGTTGAGTCTGCTAATGACGGCAAAGATCTTTTTATGAAAGGTATTTGCATTCAAGGCGGAGTACGCAACGCAAATCAGCGTGTTTATCCCGTTAACGAGATTGGCAGGGCTGTCACCACACTCAACGAACAAATAAGTGGTGGCTATTCAGTGTTGGGAGAAGTAGATCATCCAGAAGGACTTAACATTAACTTGGACCGGGTAAGCCATATGATCTCAGAAATGTGGATGGATGGACCAAACGGTTATGGCAAGTTAAAAATCTTGCCGACTCCAATGGGACAATTAGTTAAAACAATGCTTGAAAGCGGCGTTAAACTAGGTGTTTCATCACGTGGGTCCGGCAATGTAAAAGAAGATGGATCAGGAGAAGTAACTGATTTTGAAATAATCACCGTGGACGTAGTGGCTCAGCCCAGCGCCCCCGGTGCTTATCCTACACCAATTTATGAGCATCTTATGAACACCCAGGGTGGTTTAAAGGCGTTCCATACAGCTAGGGAAGTACAAGGCGACAAAAAGGCACAAAAATATATTAAAGAGAGTCTATTAAATATAATAGACAAACTCCAGTGACCAAGGAGAAACAAATGAATGATGCACTGAAATCACTCTTTGAAAACACTGCTATTTCAGAAGAAGTTCGTACAGAACTTGAAGAGGCATGGAACGCTAAGGTGAAAGAAAATCGCCTTGCTGTTACTGCTGAACTACGTGAAGAGTTTGCAGGCAAATATGAGCATGACAAACAAACTATGGTTGAAGCAATTGATTCGTTAGTAACTGAAAAACTAGCTGAAGAAATTGCAGAATTCCAAGACGATCGTAGACAGCTTGCAGAAGCAAAAGCTAAATTTGCTGTTGCACAACGTGAAAACGCAAACCTACTAAAGGATTTTGTGTTAGAATCGTTGAAAAAAGAAGTAACAGAATTACACTCAGATCAAAAAGCAATGGCTGACAAGTTTGTTGCAATGGAAGAGTTTGTAGTAGAGTCACTTGCTAAAGAACTTGCAGAGTTTTATGAAGATAAAAAGGACCTAGCCGAAACTAAAGTACGTTTAGTACGTGAAGGTAAAAGTCAACTTGAAAAAGTTAAGTCTAACTTTATCAAGAAAAGTGCAGCATTAGTATCGGAAACAGTAGGTAAAGGATTGAAACAAGAAATTACCGCACTTAAAGAAGATATTGATAGCGCACGTAAAAATGACTTTGGTCGCAAAATATTCGAAGCATTTAGCAACGAATATACACATAGCTTACTAAATGAAAAGTCTGAAACAGCAAAACTATTAAAAGTAGTTAGCACTAAAGACAAGCAAATTAGCGAAGCTCGTGAAGCTGCGGCAAAGGCAATAAGACTTGCAGAAGCGCAAGACACAAAGATTAAACAAATCAATGAGTCAGTCGCTCGCAAAGACACAATTAATGAACTGACTGCTCCTCTAAACAAGGATCAAAAGGAAATTATGACAGACTTACTGGAATCTGTACAAACGAAGAAACTTCGTGAATCGTTTGACAAGTATCTACCGGCAGTTATTGACGGTAAAAGTCCAGCAAAGAAGAAGGCAGTATTGGCAGAGGCAAAAGAAATAACAGGCAACCGTGAGCAATCACAACCAAATGACATACAAGCAAGCGCAGAAGATAGTAACGTAGTTGCTATTAAGCGTTTAGCTGGATTATAATAAGGAGAAACCAATGTCAGAACTATTAGAAAGTCGCTGGCACGATACAAAAAGCGCACTTCTTGAAGGCCTAGCAGGCACAAAGAAAGCAGTAATGGCTTCCACACTAGAAAATACTCGCAAGTATTTAATGGAGACTGCAACTGCTGGTGCTACATCTGCCGGTAACATCGCAACACTAAATCGTGTGATTCTTCCAGTAATCAGACGTGTTATGCCAACAGTCATCGCTAACGAGATTGTGGGTGTACAACCAATGACTGGTCCAGTGGGTCAAATCCACACATTAAGAGTACGTTACTCAGACACAGCTGATGACGCAACAGCAGGTGAAGAAGCATTAAGCCCATTCAAACTAGCTATTGGTTATTCAGGTGATGAAGCTGGTTCCGATGCTGGTAAAGCTAACGCTACAGCAGCAATGGAAGGTACAGCTGGTAACAAACTAAGCATTCAGATCTTGAAACAGACTGTTGAAGCTAAAACACGTAAGCTATCAGCACGTTGGACTTTTGAGGCAGCTCAGGATGCACAATCACAGCACGGTATCGATGTTGAAGCAGAAATTATGGCTGCTCTAGCACAAGAAATTACTGCTGAAATTGACCAAGAGATCATTGCATCTCTATACAGCCTAGCAGGTTCAGCTGAATCAGACGTACAGTTTGATCAAAACAGCGTATCTGGTACAGCTACATTTGTTGGTGACGAACATGCTGCTCTAGCAGTTATGATTAACCGTGCATCTAACAAAATTGCACAGCGCACACGCCGTGGTGCAGGTAACTGGGCAGTTGTGTCACCACACACACTAACAGTCCTACAGTCTGCAACAACTTCAGCGTTTGCACGTACTACAGAAGGCACATTCGAAGCACCAACTAACACTAAAATGGTTGGTACATTAAACAACGCAATGAAAGTATATGTAAACACATATGCATCAGACGCTCAAGATGTACTAATTGGTTATAAAGGTTCTTCTGAATCAGACGCAGCAGCGTTCTATTGCCCATATATCCCACTAATGTCAAGTGGTGTTGTACTAGATCCAACATCATTTGAGCCAGTAGTGAGCTTCATGACACGTTACGGTTATGTTGAGCTAAACAACACAGCATCGTCTTTAGGCAATGCTGCTGATTACCTAGCTCGTGTAAGCGTTGCAAACGTATCATTCAGCTAAGGCTAATATAAAAGTTAATAAAATAGGCCCTACGGGGCCTATTTTTATGATAAGTACATTGTATTGGAGCGATTATGGAACACACAGGAACAGTTATAAAAAGCAGCAAAAGAAAAAAATACGGCACTATTCTGCCTGATCGATGGAAATCATTAAGACAAGATGTTTACTACGAAACTGTGAATTATGAATTTTCAGATGGAGACAAAGTTGTATATACGTACCTAGAAAAAAAAGGTAGAAGATATGCCGAAAATGTTGAAAAAATAGGTTGACTTCTCTTACAGATATGTTATATTAAGTACATAAGCTAGACGACGGTTTAGATTAGATAGTGCAAGGAACGGTGTTGCGTAGTGACACAACTTGGCTAGTAGCTGTAGTGGCAACATATGAGTGTAGAGATACAAAGATATGTTTTTGGAAGTAACTATCCGATACTAGGCTCCTCCGAAATTGGCATGAGCTACTAGGAGGTTGTTGGTAATCATTAAGTCCAACCTATCACTTTATTATTAAAAGGTCTACCCACTGATGCGGTAGGCCTTTTTCTGTATCATTATAACCCATTTTTTCTTTTTGGATAAATACTTATGTCATAGAGAGTACCTCTAGATGAGGACTTATGCGGAAACCCACCGCGTAGACCTAGAACGTCAACATAAGGAGAAAACAATGGGACGTCCAGTAAACAACAGAAACTTTGGAGCCACGGGTGTTGATGCAACACCAAAGATTCCAGTCAGATTCCACGATGGATCAAATTTAATTGAAGGTAAGATTCTTACACAACGTGGTACAAACAAATTTAATTGCTCAAACGATGGCGATACAATCACAAGAATTTGCAGATTAACAATAGATGGTTCAGCACCAAACGCAGATTTAGAATGCCAAATCATAGGTATTGGAGCAGGCGGCGGCGCAATTGCTATTAAAAAGATTTTCAACAGAGTCGCAGTTGATTATAATGGAAATCGTTATTCGTGGACAGTTGAAGACGACTCAACAGAATCATTACTACGTTTAACTGCTGTTTAAGGAGTTAAGTAATGGCTCAAAGAGTTGAAATACTTGATCTCGATTCCTATAAGATTAAGTTAAATGATAGTGCAATTTTTACTATTGATACTGGTACCGACTTAGGTCAGGTTAATATCACTGGTAGCTTGAGTGTTACTGGTAATATTACACAAACCGAAGTAAACGAAGTTGTTGTTCGTGACAGAACAATTACAGTAAACGACGGCGAACAAGGACCAGGTATTAGTGAAGCAGACGGCGAAAGAAAAGCCGGTATTATTATTGACCGCGGCGAAGGTGCCGGAGGATTCAATGCAAGTATACTTTTTGACGAAACACAGAAGAACATTGTACCCGGTAACGGCGGCTTAACATTAGCAACATTTCCAGATGTAGATGCTGGTGCATTTGTTATGAGTGATACTCAAAACAAATTAAAAACACTTTACACTAGTGGTTTAAAAACATTTGCAAATAATGATTTAATATTATTAGCAGAAGGCACTGGCATTGTAAGTGTTAGAGGCACAAGTGATTATCATAAACAGGTATTTCCATATACCGGCGATGATATAACACCAAACGCTTCTAATCCAGATAAACTAGCTACACCTGGTGACATAGACGCATTAATCACTGTAAAAACTTTAAAGGATTATGTTAAAGAATATCACAAATATAACTTTCAAGATAGAATTAAATTTAACGATTTAGCATCTTTAACCGAAGTTAGAGTTTATGATACTGAAATTGATCCTGCAGAAGATAGCAGAGTAGAAATAACAATTGATACTTCAACTGCTGCTGTTTTCAAAGATGACGGTGTAACAATAGGGCAAGTATTTTTAACAGACAACATTATTACAAGTCCAGACTTGATTGGTGATGTTATTGTAAAAGGTTCAGGCACCGGCGTTGCAAAAATTGATAGTGTAGCACAACTAACCGAACAAACTGATCCTGCATCTGATCCTACTGATGGTGTATTTTTATACAGTAAACCAGAGGCAGATGGAGGCACAGGTGTGTTTTTTAGAAACGCTATAGGTACACAAGACGAATTAATTAGCAGAAACAAAGCTCTGCTTTTTAGTATTATATTTTAAGGAAAGAAAATGGCAATAGTAAACAACACCATAGGCGCAACAGATACTACCATACTAACTGTTCCAGCTGGCAAAAAATTTGCTGTTACCACTATTCTAGTATGCAACACCGCGGTAAACGATGGTAGCGGCATTGGCGATACATCATTTGATATGCATGTTGTTGTTAACGGAGATGCTAAGGGCAGCGACAATCAAGTGTTAAATGATTTGGATGTTCCGTCTGCAGATACCTTTACATTTAACGTCGAAAGACTGGTATTAGAAGAAGGTGATAGAATAATTATGGTAGGCGCTCCGCCTACTAATTTAAGTGTTACATTAAGTTATTTGGAAGTATAAAGAATGAGGTATTTTAAGGGTCAGAATCTACACGAAAGAAAAATACAAGACCAATCTGTTATATTAAAAGCAGACGGCGATGTTGAAATTAATCCGCCTAGTCGCGAATTGCACATCGATGCTGATGTAACTGTAACAGGTAATATTAGCGGCCCTGAAGTAACAGATATTATATATGTTAACCAAGACGGTAATGATAGCAACGATGGTAAAAGTATGGGACCTGATGGTGCTAAACGTACTATTAAATCTGCTGTTTCAGTATCAGTACCAGGTACAACTATTATGGTTGCACCGGGAGATTATTACGAAAATAATCCAATTAGTATGCCGGATTTTGTAACCATTACAGGTACAGGAGAACTACGTAATACAAGAGTGTTTCCAAATAATCCAACTAGCGACTTTTTTAAATTAGGAAACGGTTGCTATTTGTATCAGCTTACATTCCGCGGATTGAGAGCTCCAGGATGGTGTGCTAGTATTAGACCCGGCGCACTTGTAACTACATCTCCGTATGTACAAAACTGTACTAATATGAACGGTCCTTGGTTAAATGACGGAACTGAATTTGTTCCGTTTGAAACAGTGCAAATTGACGGCATTGAACCAGGCGCAAGACCTTTATTGTTAGCAGACTATCCAAATTTACCTTTTGAAAAACAAATAAACGACTACGGTGGTGGTGGTGGTATGTTGGTTGACGGAGACCAATACAATCCAGCGTCACTTGTAAAATCATTTGTTGCTGATGCATTTACACAAATCGCACAAGGTGGCCCAGGATTTGAAATTACAAACTTTGGTTATACTCAGATTGTTAGTTGTTTTACAGTTTTCTGTACAACAGGATTTAAAACATCAAGAGGCGGATATCTAAGTATTTCAAACTCGGTAAGTGACTTTGGGTTATTTGGATGTGTAGCAGATGGTTATTATCCAACAAGTTATACAAGTGCAAGACCAGTACAAGATTACTTTTCTAGTGTTGCTAGTATTACAATTAACAGTCCAGGAAATGGATATACAAATGTTCCTACAGTTGACATTGATGCACCAACAGGCACAGGCGGCACACAAGCTACAGCATCAGCAGTTTTAGATACTACAACAGGACAAATTGCTGGTATTACAGTTTTATCTAACGGATCTGGATATGAACAAGTTCCGGCTATAAGATTTATTGGCGGCGATCCTACTATTGCTGCATCTGCAACTGCAAATTTACAAACAAATAGCATAATACGAATTGGTAGTTTAAGAGATAAACCACAAGTTGGTAGTATTGCAAGATTCTTAAACGATTCGCAATTTTATTATATTACAGAATCTCAGCAAATTACACCACCATTCTTTTATGATGAAGAAGTTTGTAAGAGAGATACAAGATTTATTATAGATGCAGTAGTAGGCGATATTGTACTAGGTACAAATTATCAAGCTATTGCTGCTGGAAGAAGTTATTTAAGAGCAAGATCAGGTAAGGTGCTACTTGATCAACTTACTCCTACAATATTTGGTATTAATGTTGCACGTGACGAAATGATTGCATTAACTAATAATGTAGCGGTGCAAACATTAATAACTGAAAAATTTGCAATTATTACAAATTTCCTTGCAAACGAAGATAGTAGTGCTGCTCCTGATATTAATTATAATGATTTGTCAACTGTTGACTTAGGAGTTCGTAGAGCAAAAGACAATATTGTTGCAAATAAAGATTTCATTGTAGAAGAAATTACAGAATATATAAGAAATCAGTTTACTGAATTAAGTTACAATGTTCCACAGTTTGAAACTGATGCAACTAATCTTTTAAAGGCAGTTGCTTATACATGTGCATTAGGAAGTAATTATCATGTAGTAAGAGATGCACAAGAATATGTAGTAAGAGATACACAAAAAGAATTATACTTAAATGCTTGGAAAGATTTGCAGACTAGGTCACTAGCGTTGACAGAAGTTCTAGCAGACGGAGCAATGACTACATTTGTTAACGAATCGTTTAACAGTTATGTGAATATTTTTGATGATGGCGATAGTTCAGGAATAACAATTGACTTCCCAGACTTTGCCGGTGTAGAAGCAAATAGAAGAGATTCTAAAAATCAATTACAAGCAAACAAAGACTTTTTAGCAGACGAATTTGTTGCTTATATGAAAAGCGAACATCCGACACTAACTGACACTTGGACAGCACAAGACGAAACAGACTTCTATGAAGATTTTAAGAAAATTGTAGATGCTTTAACTTACGATATATTATACACAGGTAACAGTGGTGTTGTTAGAGAAGGTTTTAGATACTATAGCAGACGTAAAATAGCAAGTTACACAGCAATTAACAGAACTAGAATTGCAGATGGTTTTGCGAGAATGCGTAATGTTATAAAATCTGTAGTAAGAGAACAAGTTGTAGTACAAAGCCCTGGCACTACAGAAACACAAGATTTTAGTAATGCGGCAGCAACTAGTATTGAAGCAGATGCATTAGATAGTTTACTATTTAATATTGAAGATGTAGTTGCAGAAAATACAACTAGTAGATTACCTCTTATAACATATCCAACATATGATAGCGAAACATTAGTAAAACAAAATGCTGCAAATGATATATTAAACAATACAACTTCAATGATAAGTGCAACAAACGCTTACTTGTTGGCAACTTATCCTAATGATACATTTGATAGAACAAAATGTGAAAGAGACACTGGATTAATAATTGATGCAGTATATAGAGATGCTCAACTAGGAACTAATCACAACAGTTTAACAGCTGGTCAGGCATATTATAGAGCTAATGTTGCTTATTTTGATGAGCAACAAAAACCTGCAACTATAATGGCACTAAGGAAAGCAAAAGAACTTAGTGTTGCAGCAGTTGATTTAGATAGTTTTATCAAACAACAAGTATCTGATCGTTGGGACGATGTCCTAGAAGTTATTGAATATAATACTATTCCAAGTGAAGGTAGAACATTTGAAAGTCCAGGACCAGCTGGACAAGACTTAATTGACGCAGTTGAACAAATTATTAACAACCGTGAATTTTTGACAAAAGAAACTACAGCATATATTAATAATGTATATGACAATGGAAGCGGTACTTTATTTGTATACGACAGTGCAAAATGCTCACGTGATACAGGCTTAATAATTGATGCAGTACAATCTGATGTTGCATTTGGAACAAACTATAATGCAGTAACAAACGGACTTGCTTATCAAAGAGCCGGAAGTGCGTATGTACAAAGCGATCAAAAAGCACAAACAGTAGGGGCAATAAACTTCTTAAAAGGAAGAGCTTCGACTATTATGACTGCTGATGCAACAGCAGTTCTTAGAAGTAATGCAGCATTTGACGAAATAGTAGACATTATAAACAATGGTGTTGTAAGTACAGATACAGCAGCAGACACTTTATCATTTCCGATACCTACAGGTGCAGCAGCAACAATCACAGCAGCTAGAGATAGATTACAAGCCAATAGAGCATTCTTAGCAAATGACACTAGAGCTTATATTCAAAACAATTTTCCTAGTTTAACATTTAACACAACAAAATGTGAAAGAGATGTTGGTTATATTGTAGATGCATTAACATACGATATTGTTTATGGCGGCAATACAGCAACTAAATTGGCTGCTTCGTCATATTTTGAAAATGCAACTACACAAGTTCCAGGTGAGCAATTAGAAACAGCCGCAGGGTTTAATCACTTACAAGGACTTATAGAAGAAATTTTATTAGGCACTTCAATAACTGCACAGACAGGTAATAGTGAATCTCAGGATACAAGTGGTTCTAATGCTAGTTCAACAGAAGTAACTGATGTAGAAGCATTGGTACAAATTGTAGAAGATGTTGTAGAATTTGGAATTGACACTTTGCCAGCAACAGTATCTCCAAGTACAGCATGGGTTGATTCAGCAGTATTATCTGCAAGACAAGACTTTATAGATTTAAAATCATCGTTACAAGTTGAAACAATAAACTATATCAATACAACCTACAATGGATTTACATATGACATAGAAAAATGTGAACGTGATACTGCATATGTAATTGATGCACTTTGCCATGATTTATTATATACTGGTAATATTGCGATGTTAATTGCAACTAGAGCTTATTTCTTAGGAGCAACTGAATATCTACCTGATGAACAGGCAGCAGTTACTGGCGCAGCATGGGCACACTTAGCAGACGTTATTGAAGATGTTATTCAAGGTGTTGCAGTTACACCAAGCACAGGTAACAATGAATCACAAAGTTTAAATGGCAATTACGGTACTACAGTTGAAGCAACAACATCTTCAAACTTATTACAAATTATAGAAGATGCTGTAACAGCGCAAACATTAAGCGGAACACCTGGAGAAATTCAACCTAACTTTAGTTGGTTAAATGTTACTCAACAAAACGCAGCAGCTCAATTATTAGCACAAAAAGCAGTAATACAATCATCAGTAACAAGTTTTATCTTTACTGACATTGTTGACTTTGAATATAAAACTGAAGTATGCGAAAGAGATACAAAATATATTGTAGATGCAGTAGTATACGATATGATGTATGGCGGTAATAAACAAACTAGACGTGCAGGATTAGCATATTATAACAATGCGGTTATTGCAGGGCAAGAATCAATTACCGAATTAACATATAGATATCTTGGAGATATACTTAGAGAAATTGCACAAAACAATCCTATTACGAAGAGTCCTGGTAACACATTAACTCAGGATATTAGTATACCAGACGGTAGTTTAGCAGCAGGACAAGTTGCAGAACTACTTATTGATAGAATTGCGCAGTCTATACAAGAAGGTTATACAACTGGATGGACAGAACAAGATCACAATTATGGACTAGGAAATAGTACATATAATATTGAACGTGAAATAATTTTGCGCAATACTGAATCAGTAGTAGACGAAGCAATTAAACAAATCAATGCTACATATGGTGGTACATATGATATTACAATAAGTCCAGGTATAATTACTATTCAAAACGATACACTAGGACAATTGTATAATGTTAGTACAATTAGTACATCAGGACATGCATTTGAATATGTTGGCGCAGGTATTACATATAACGCACTTCCATTCTTTGGTGGCTCGCCAATTGCTGAACAAGAGATTATCGAAACAGATCAAGGTAAAGTTTTTGCTGGTGGTACAGTTGACCAAATTGGTAACTTTAGAGTTGGTAACTTCTTTGGTGTTAACGCACTTACAGGTGCGATTACACTTAACGCTAACGAGATTGACTTACAAGGTTTAACAAGTGTTGGACCGTTTATTAGAGACGGTATTCCAGTTGGTGTAGAACTTAAAGAAGTTAGCAATAACCCTAACATGACTGCTAGTAACGGTTTACAAGATATTAATACATCTCCTACACAAAAAGCAGTTGCAACATACGTTGAAAACAGATACTTAAACAAACTTACTGGTGGTACAATTACAGGAGACGTTGTACTAGACGGTAACTTAGACGTTGACGGTGATGTACTTTCTACCGCAGTAGATACATTTAACCTTTTAAATACAACTGCTGACACTATTAACTTTGGTGGAGAAGCATCAGAAATAAACATAGGTGCTGCAACAGGTTTAGTTACAATCAACCCAGATATGTTGGTAGAAGGTGTTCTTACTGTAAACGGTAATATAAACTTTACCGGCGATGTTGCTTTAACTGTTCCAGTACAAAGTTTACAAGCATACAGTATTAGCGTTGGTACAGAAGATTATGTAAGTGTTAATACTAGAGAAGGCGAAGAAAAGTTCACGTTTGGCGAACAACCAAGAGTTGAAATTCAAAACGATAGCGGAAGTACAAGTCCTATTACAGGTGCTCTTGTAGTTGACGGTGGTGTTGGTATTGGCGAAGATTTATTTGTTAATCTAAGTTTAAATGTAAACGGAAATACACGCTTAGGAACAGATAGAGCAGAAGATAGTATTGATATAAACGGTATTACAGATATCGATGTACCTGATGATACTGTTGATGTGTTTAGAATACATGAAAACGTTGATGATTATATTAGCATTAACACAACGGACGGTGCTGCAATAGTTGAAATTGGTGCTGTTCCAAACTTAATTGTTTTGAATGGCGATGATGCAACTGATAATGTAACTGGTGCAATACAAGTTACTGGTGGTATGAGTGCGCAGCTTAGTATACATGCTGGGCAAGATATTGTTGCTGATAGAGACTTAATTGCTGATAGAGATATAGAAGTAAATGGTACCAACATTATTACAGATGAAACAGGTGCATTTAACTTACTTAATACAAATGCAACTACTATAAATGCGTTCGGTGCAGCTACTACTATTAACATAGGTGCAACAACTGGTACTCTTACAATTAACGTAGAAGATGTAATAATTGATAGTACAAGCTCTTTACAAGTTCCGGTTGGTACAACAGCTGAACGTCCAACAGAAGTACAAGGTCAAATTAGATATAATACTACTGATAGTTCGTTTGAAGGATATGATGGAACAGCATGGGGCGCACTTGGCGGCGTTAAGGATGTTGATCAAGACACATTTATTAGTCCTGAAGATACTCCTGGATCAGATAATGATCAATTAAAATTTGTTACTGCTAATGTACAAAGATTTATCATTAATCAAAATACAGCAGCATTTGATTCGTCAATTGAGGTTTTAAGTTTAGGTGCAACAACACCTAGTATTGATTATCAAACTGGTGCGTTAACAATTGCAGGTGGTTTAGGTGTTGCTGAAAATATCCATGTACAAGGATTTATAAGCGGCGATAATAGCGGCGTATTGCAACTTACAGATGTAGCTAGTGATAAACTTTTAATACCTGCAGATACAATTTTATCACCAGATGGATTTAAATTATTAACTGATGCACCTGATAGTGCAGCAGATGATATTGTGTATCCAATGACACTTGCACATCATAACGCAGCAGGAACTCCTGTAGCTGGTAGCGGTACTGGTCTAAAATTTGAATTAGAAACCGGAAACAACAACTTTGAATTAGCAGGTCAAGTTGAAGTCGTAAGCACTGATGTAACAAGTGGTCAAGAAGACTTTGATATGGTATTCCGCACAATGATAGGCGGTACTGCGCAAGTTGAAAAACTCAGACTTGGTGAAGAAGTTTCAACATTTACTACTGACATTGCAGTTAATAATGACACTATAAGTACAAATCAAGCTACATTTAATTTGTTGAACACCGATGCAACAACAGTAAACTTTGCTGGTGCTGCTACAACAATAGCTATCGGTGCAACAGGCGGTTTAACAACACTAGATCAAAATTTAAAAGTTAACGAAGATGTTACAATTGACGGAACATTGGCATTAACTAATATTGATTTAGAAGTACAATATGGTGGTACTGGTGTTAGTACATTTACAGAAGATGGTATACTTTACGGAGATACTGCAAACCCAGTAAAGGTAACAGCAGCCGCAGGTACGTCAGATGCAAGTGATAGTTTCCAAATACTAACTGTAACAAGCGATTCAGATGCAACACCAGTTTGGACTGACACAATCGATGGTGGTAGCTTTTAATTAAGCTACCATTTTACTCCTATGATAAATAACTATACAACGATTACTATCGTGTAGATTGGGCGTCTATATAGACCTGACCCGTACCTAAATAGGAGGCAGTTGCAAATGGCAACAACATTAAGACACAAGCGTAGTGCTGTGGCTGGAAAACAGCCAATAGTATCACAACTCAGTTCCGGCGAATTAGCAATTAACACAGCCGACGGTAAAGTTTATTTACTAAGAGATGATAACACAGTACAAGATATTACAAAAAGAATTTTTGAAGGCGATACTGAAGTTAAAGTAGATGACCTAGGCGCAGCAGATCAAGCCCAGGTTACCATGACTGTTAACAATACAGAACGCATGATTATTAATGACACTGATATTAATTTAAAAGATAGAGTTAATATTGAAGACGCAAATACTCTTACATTCAAAGAATTAACTGCGTCAGGTGATGACGGTGTTAGTCTTAAATCACCTGATACTTTAGCAGACGGATATACCTTAACATTGCCTCCGGTTACAGGTACTATTGGTCAGCTTTTAAAAACAGACGGAGCAGGTAATTTAAGTTTTACAGATCCAGACATTTTTGGCGGTAACGTCATTTATGTTAGTGAAGAGCAAGGTGACGATGCAAACGATGGACAGAGTGCACCGGTTAGAACTATTAAGGCAGCATGTAAATTAGCATCAGCAATTGTTTATAATCCTGACGGAACATTGTCCGCTACTAGAGTAAACATTAAAGTTGCTGTTGGTGACTATACAGAAGATAACCCAGTTATTATTCCAGACAATGTTGTTGTCAAAGGTGACGGCCTACGTGGTTGTATTGTACGTCCAGCCAATGCAAACTTAGACATGTTCCGTGTTCGTAACGCATGTTACTTTGGTGAATTTACATTTAGAGACGGTATTGATGCTAACGGTATTCCAACTATTACTTGGGACTATGCTACAGTGTTTGATGATCCAAACGCTACAGACGTTACTGACCGTGCAGAATATACAAACTTACCTAACACAAAACCAAGAATTTTTACATCGCCATATACACAGAACTGTTCAATTATTAGTTTCTTAGGCGGTAGTGGTGCTAAGATTGACGGTGCATTAGTTGAATCTCCAAACGTTCCAGACTTTGCTATTGAAGCTGAAAATCCTGTTGCTGGTGCTGTACCTGAACAAGGTAAATCAATGGTTGCTAACGCATACACTATGCTTTCGTTTGGTGGTACAGGTTGGAGACTACTCAACGATGCTTACGCACAGATCGTTTCGTGTTTCCAAATTTTCCTACTAAATGGTGTTTACACACAGTCCGGTGGTTATTGTTCCATTACTAACTCCGCGACAAACTTTGGTTTGTATGCGTTGAGATCTAGTGGTTATTCACCAAAAGCATTTGAATTTGATCGTGCTACTGTAACAGCTACAGGTCAGTTCGAAGGCTTACAAACAATTACACTTGTTGGTATTAATAGAGAAACACCGGTTGAAGAATTTGTTTTACGCTTTAGAGATACAGGATACAAGATTGCGTATAATAGTATACTAGCACAGAAGAATACAATTGCCGACGATACAGTTACATGGATACAAGCACAAATAGCAGGCGCCTCGCCTAGTATATGGGCAGGGTTTGAATATAATGTTGAAAAATGTAAACGTGATACTAACCTATTACTAGATGCTATACGACAAGACGCTGCATTTAATAGTAATTATAGAAGTGTTAGTGCAGCTTTGCGTTATTATAATGGAACATTTGATTTACTACCAAGCCAAAGAGATCAACATGTAGCAGCATTTACATATGCAAAAAGTATTACAGATGATTATCTTGCAGATAGCACATTTATATCTCGTGTTAATGCACTATGGGATGAAGTTATTGATATTGTTGACAATGGCGAAAGCGCCGCAGATGCATATAGTTTTCCAACTCCTACAGGCGGATCAAACAATGCTAGTGATTCTGGTTACGCAAATGCAGTACAACAATTAATTGCAAACAAAGCATTTGTTCAAGACGAAGTTACTGCTTGGATTGCAGATCAAGTTTCAGCAGGTATATCACCATTTACACCTAGCTTCAACTATAATAGTGCTAAATGTCAAGAAGATATTGGTTTAATCGTAGATGCATTAGTTTATGATTTAACTTATGGTGGTAACTTACAAACATATGACGCTGCATTAGCGTACTTTGTAGGAACAGTAGCACAATACGGATCTGGTAAAAAAGAAGAAACTATTGCTGCTTATGACAGACTTGTAGAAGTTATTGGTCAAGTTATATTAGAAACCACAGTTACTACATCAACTGGAACAACTGAAACACAAGATACAAGCGGTACTGCTGGTAGCGCCACTGCATCGGCCAAAGCTCAAGCACTTGTGCAGGAAATTATAGATTACATTGATGCAGACGGCGATGCAACAATAAGTGAACTTGAACAAGATTATCCAGACATTACATGGACAGCAGCTAGTCTGCAAAATAGTTATAATATTTTAGATTATACCACAAGAATTAATATTGCGCAAAATGTCAACGAATATATTGAGCAACAAATTGCTGCAAATATATGGTACGGATTTACTTATGATGTTGAAAAATGTCGCAGAGATACTAGACTAATTGTAGAAGCAGTTGCACAAGATACATGGGATACTGGTAACAGATATACACGAGCAGCAGGCTTATCATACTACACTAATAACCTAGCAGACAGTAGTAGAAGTCAAATTAGTGGACAAGAAAGACAAACAATTGCAGCCATTGAAAAAGCAAGTGAATTAACAAATACCGCAATTAGTGGACAAGCAGGTATTACATTAGCAATTGAAGACTTTATTGATTCGCGATTTGAAATTGTTAAAGAAGCAATAAGAGATCCAGGTGATATTCCTCAATATGCAGAAGTTAGTTCAGAAGGTGATGTTACAAACAACTTTAAATCAGCACCTGTAGAACAAACCTTTAATGCAGCTACAGCAGTAAATCCGGTAACTAATATTTTCTCTATTACCGGTCACGGTTATACTAATGGCGAAAAGGTTATTTACGATCCTGATGGAAATCCACCAATTGGCGGCTTAGATCCAGAACAAACATATTACATTAAACTTATTGACGAAAACGAATTTACCTTAACATTTGACGAAAGTTTAGCGTTTGATGTTAACTTGTTTACTGGCTTTAATAATACAGGCACACATAAATTCCAATCTAATATTATCGAATTCTTTGTAAAAGAAGTTACAAGTAGCCACACAACTTATCAAGAATTGATTCTTGAGTCAGGTGCTGAAAACTATGAATTTGTACCAGGTAGACAAATTCAAGGTACAACAGGCGCACAAAATAACAGTGCTATTGTACACGAATGGGTTCCGATTGATAGAAAACTAATTGTAAGTATTGAATTAGTAACAGTAGGATCAAGTACATTACGTATACAATTTGATGCTACAAGTACAATTACAAGCGACCATGCTGGATCTCCAAATACTGCAATTGGTATTAACGAAGTAAGTGCAAGAAGAGATCTCGGTACTGCTACATTTAGTTTACAAGCAACAGACGGTAGTAATGCATTAACTAATCTAGGAAACTTGCCTGAAACAGGAATTTGGTTACACAGACCAAGTATTGTTAACAGTTCTTCGCACACTTGGGAATTTGCTGGTTCAGGTACAGACTATAACGCATTACCGCAAAACGGTGGTAATACAAGACAGGAATTTGAACAGTTTGAAGAATTGCCAGGACGTTGTTACTCATCAGGTACAAACGAACTTGGTGACTTTAAAGTTGGTGACTTTATTACAGCGTTTAACAGAACAGGTAACATTACCTTTAGAAACAAAGTACAGGTAGACGAGCTAGATGCTCTAAGACTAAGTCTTTCTGATGTCGCTATTGAAGAAATTTCAACTAGTGTTAACTTAGGCGATGACGAAATTGGTGGACCTAAAAATGAAAGATTGTCTACCCAGTTAGCAGTTAGAAGCTTTATTAGTAATAGATTAGGAGGCTTTGTTGACAAAACTGTGTCAACTGCGGCTGTTCCAGGTGCTATTGTTCAATTGAATACTAATGGACAACTTAATCCAGATTTGATTCCTGCAACAAGACAGTTTACAAACACAAATACAAATGGATATCTATCAAGACTTTTACAAGTTGATAATGTTCCTCCATCTGATCTTAAAGCGGGTGACATTGCTACTGAAAATTATGAACAAGTAGAACTTAATTTTAGCGGTACTGTAAATGCAGAAGACGGTGATACAATTACTCAGCCTGGTGTAGCAGGCGCAATAGCATATGCAAAAGGTGAATATTCACTTAGCAGCAATATGCTTGTAGCTACTGTTGGCGAAGCATGGGACGAGAACGAAGATAGCACAGGAGATCCATGGGAAGTAAATGCTGGTAATATCTTTATTAACGGTGTAGATAGCGGTGTTAATATTACAACTAAAGGATCAAGTTCTGCAATTGTTGATAACTTCTTCTTACGTTCATCTAACACAAGTCAGTTCTTAGTTTTAGATCCTGACGATACATATACATTTACAAGTCAAACAATAACAAATATACAGCGTACAAGTAATATTGCTACTATTACTACAACCGGAGCACATAATTTAAACATAGACAACAATGTACAGGTTGTAGTTGATGCAAATACATTGTTTACTGTAAACGGTAAAGTATTAAGCACACCGAGCGCAACAACATTTACTATTGCAAATACTGGTGCAGATGTTGGCAGTACTTCTGACACAGGAACAGTAAGAACTATTGTTACAAGTGCAGACGGAAACGCTCAAGGTGCAGTAAGTGAAATTAGAGAAGGCGTATTAACTAATGTAGATAACGGTGAAATTACAGGTGGTAGTTTATATACACCAACAGGCGGTACAGAAACTTATCTAGATGTAGCACTAACTAATGTATCAGGATCTGGTACTGGAGCAACAGCAGATATAACTATTACAGCAGGACAAGTTACAGATGTTGATGTAAAAACAGGCGGAACAGGATACGCAGTTGGCGATATAGTTAGTGTTCTTGCAAGTAGCGTTGGCGGCACAGGTAGTGGATTTCAAATTGAAGTTGCTTCAGTTGAAAAACGTGCTTATGTAAATATTTTAGGCGGAGAATTGTTTGTTGCAAGTGCAACAAGTATTGACTTTGTGGAAGATAACGCAGCAGTTCAAGCTGGTAAAATAGTAAATTTAGACGATGCAGAATCTAAAAACTTCCTGGCTGGTACTGTTGCCGGTGGCGGTGCTGTTGATTATACTACTT